GCCGTTCAGGAAGTTGGACTCGCCTTTTTATGGTTTAGCGGACAGTAATAATTGTTTTTGAATCTCCTTTACTGAAGCTTTAAACTTGGAAAGAATGGCAACCCTCGCTTCTGGATTTTTACTCAAAATTGAATAAGCGCATTCCCAAATTTTTGAAATTGCAACATTTGGCTTCTTGTCTCCAGGAGGTAATTCTAAATCTATTAAAACGGGACCACCCTCTTTATTTAAATATGGTAAATCCAATGGCTCAGTTTGATGATCTGAAACAGACCGTAATTTCCCATCATAAAATGAGCCTGTGAAATCAGCACCCCTGTTAGTTAAACGGAATGTATCGCTTAACATAAATGACGGAAAACTTAGATTTTCGCACAGAGTCTTAAACCCTGATACCATCGGCCACCAATTATTACCCGAAATTAGTTCATCACTCATGGTAACAATAGGACTCAGCTGCTCTTGGTCTCCAACCCATATAATTTTATTGCCTAATTTCATAGTCGCGGCAATCATGGGAAGATAAGCCTGACTCGCCTCGTCCATTATTACATAGTCAAATGGGATATTTTCTAGTGATTTTGCCCATTCTGATGCCACATAAAATGTCGCCAAAGATAGGCGTCCTGCTGTCGCATTACATTCATTCTCGACAATTGGCAAGAGACCTTTAATTTCTTTTATATCATCGATTGTGAGACTTGATTTCGAGACCTTGCCTGACTTTAAGAAATCTTTCAAATCATCTTTAAGCGCAACCTCTTTCAACGCTTGATTGGTAAGCGCAGTAACAAGAACACTTGCATTTTCGTTGAGCAAAGATGAAGTCAATTTGGCCATTCTGTACGTTTTGCCGGTCCCTGGGGGGCCTTGAATCACCAGACAATTATTCGTCTTAAACCTATTTCTAATTAAAGTGTTCAAATCCTGTTTATAGTCAATTAGAGTAGGGTTCCAATCATTTGTGGTAGCGAATTCAAGGTCAAGGATGTTTGAAACGAGTCGATTGGATGTATCTTTTACAATTCCTATTAAATTGAGAAGATATTTTAACGGCGGATCTTGAGGCCCAAAAGCCACAGCCGGGCTAGACTCCTCCAGCTTTTTGACGAACTCAACCCCTAAACCCTTTATCCCCACAAGACAGAAATCCGGTTTGTCAGATTTACCAATCCACACACATGACACGTCGCAGTAATCTATTTGATACTTTTCTCGCAGGTCAGCCCAGGATAATTCGCCCCAATTTTTAAACTTATCCATTCCCTCGCCTAAAATAGACGCGGTCCAGAATGAGTTCTTTCGAGGCATGTTATCGGACATACGAACCTTGAAAATGGCTCGACCATTATCATCTACCTTCAAGAACAACGCGACGAATATTTCCCCTCTTTCTTTAAGTGTTTGGGCTTTTGTGCGGATTAACCGACCAAATGAATCCATTTGGTTATTATATTCGGTCTCAAGAAATTTGATGTAGTCAGTTCTATTGTATTTCATATATCTTCATATATCTTCATCCTCTGCAGAGGTAATGGTAAGATCCCGCTTTGAAGAAATGTCTTTCACCTTAACAGCATCTTTAGGAATGTGGAATTGATTAAAACCAAAAGTAATCTGTTGGAAATAGCGCAAAATAGATGCGAATTCAGAAATCTTATTTGGATATTTTTCTTCATCGAGATTAGACGTGTCGAAAGAAATCTGTATGCTTGATTGCTTACGGACAAGTTCGTCTTTTGGAATCTCAACAATATCTAATTCGCCTTTAAAATAAGTGTACACCAATAACTTAGCGCGGCGCTTTACAACTGCCTCCCATTCTTCCGGATTTATATGGAACCTCTCATCTGTTTTCTTGTAACTCTTTATTACGATTTCCATATTATTACCCTCTTCGTTTTGAACGGTCTCCACGGTAAAGCACGACGGAGTTCCATCATCATTTCTTTCACCGAAACCGATGGGGAAATTCCAATCAGGCCTCTTTGATTTCAGCGCTTGTTGGGCTTCAATTAACGCTGCATATTGGTCCTTCTTAGACAAGCCGCTAGATGTTCCACCAAAATGGACATTCCGACCATTCAATAAACACTCTAACTCTTCGACACGAGATTTCAACGATTTAATTTCTTCATTTTTCGCTGCTATCTCATCCTTCGAGACAGAAACTTTGCCATCCATACACAAGATTCGATAATCATTTGTATTGAAAGGAATGCCTTGTTGTGTAGCCAAGGAAAACAACAGGGGTGTGAGCTCTACATTGCGATTGATATATAATTTCTTAGAGGACGGTTCATAATGGTAATTCTTGTCAGAAGCAATCTGACAGATATGTATATTCCCGTAATCAAGAAAATATGGCATATTACCATCATAAAAATATATATGAGGATAATGATTCTGAATCCATGTGGTATATTCGGAACTGTCCCATTCTCTAGATAATGATGATAATTCCACCAAATTGATATTCTTCTTTATATTTACTCCAGTTTTTTCTGAAAGTATTTTTATAGTTTCAACTTGATTGTCTCCAACAAGGGGGAATGTCAAATCCAATTTTGAACAAACGAAAGAAAGACCATTATTAATGTCTGATGTAGTAAGATTCTCAATATAATCAATTCGTTGATTTTCTATGAGCATTCGACGGAATCTGATTTCTTTAGCACTCCCGTCTTTTACTCCATTTTCGCTTAGATACTTGTGTCTCTTCTCGTCAGAATTTGCCCACGCTTCAATTACCGGAAGGATAGATTCTTCCTTAGAAATCATGGTATCAATGAAGTAGAATCCCGTAAAAAATTTATATAGATGATAGGTGAAGGGAGAAGAACTAACCGTAATGTTGTTCTTATATAAGAAGTCAAGAATTTCAAATATAAATTCATTGGATTGCGCTCCAAGATTTATATCAGGTACATAACGATTATTCCATCCCCTATTATTCCGACGATAGAAAGAGACAAACAGATACTGTATTCCATTACCTCTTGCATTCGGCCAAATTGGGAATTCTCTGTCGGGTAAAGTCAATAGCTTGTTTACCTCAACAAAGACTTCATTAAGGGGTTTCGGATGAGTTTTTAAGAGCTTATCAAATCCCTTAGAAACTTTAAATAGTCGTCTGAGATCATGGATGCCTATGGTATTGTTGACATAAGCCGGAAGCAGCTTAACCAATGGTATTTTAATGCTCTTTTCAGTATCACCTTCGGTGTACTTGCATATAATGTCTTCATCAATGGAATATTCAGAGAATGACTTGTTTTTATATATGATTTTATTAGCAAATTCCGAGGGATCGTTAAGAGTAGCAATCGCAAGATTAATTACCTTTGACTCAAACGAATCCTCTTCATAGACTATGTCGTCATTCAAGCTAAACGCATTGATTCTGTCAATGAATTTCGTTTTAACCTTCTCAGACGCTTCATAAACATTATTAATAAGATTACTTAAGTCAGTATTTGACTGGGCCTCATCAACAAGGTTTATCAAATAAGCCTCGCTATCAGTTGTATTATACGATAATAGTTCCGATGGTGTTAAACCTAAAACATTTCTATTCTCCCAAATTACTCTATCAAACTCATCATGTGACGGTATTAAATACTTCTGAATTTCTGCAACATTTTCTTCTTCTGAAATCATGTAATCAGCGAGAAAGGATGGAGCTAATTCCCTATATGACACCATTGAAGCAAGAGGTGTAGGAACCGACTTGGCATTATAGAACAAAGGGAGAGACCCTATTGATTTTTCCCCGATATTAGATAAACTATTTAGGTATTTAACAAGAAGCAATTTATCGTTTAGAGAAAAGGGAAAATCTAAAACTTGATCACCGCTCATGATACATAAGGTGTTATCAGCTATGGCGGAAAGCTTTTGTGAAATTATCTTGAATACTTCTTGGTCAGATTGCTTAAGATATTTGGCTAAGACATTGTCCTCATCAATAATTAAAATTTTCAATCCTATAGTATTTAACGTGAGTTCGATATAATAATTCTGCTGTCGAACAATAAAACAATCAGCCATTTAGTGTAAAACTAAGTGGCTGATTTTCTTGGTAGTCTCACGAAAAATTCGTAAATTTATAGTATCCAATTATAACATTTACAAGTATTTACCGCTATGATTACCGACGACAAAATTACTGAAAATCTCTGGAATAACCTCGAAAAATGGGAGAAATGACGCTAAACGACTTAATATCAGAGTTGTTACGGTGTCAAATGATGACAAGCCGAAAAATCGGAAAACGCAAAGAAGAGCGGATTTAAGAAGAAGAATGGTTTGCAAATCATTACCCGTGAAAGAGTAAGATTTAACATATGGGAGATGCTATTGCACCGTTTGTCACCGATTTGCGTATCAAGGTCTAACTCGTTGATATTTAACTTTGCAAACAAAAAAAACGAGTATGGCAAGAAGTACATTCAAAGTGCTGTTCTACGTGAACGGCAGCAAGGAGAAAGACGGTATTGTCCCCATCATGGGACGAGTGACAATCAACGGTACTGTGGCGCAGTTCAGTTGCAAGCAGACCATCCCGAAAACCCTTTGGGATGCGAAAGGCAACCGAGCCAAAGGCAAGAGTGCCGAAGCACGGAACATCAATCTGGCATTGGACAACATCAAGGCGCAAATCATCAAGCACTATCAGCGCATATCCGACCGAGAGGCATACGTAACGGCTGAAATGGTGCGCAATGCCTACCAAGGGGTAGGAAGCGAGTATGAGACACTGATAAAGGCTTTTGACAAGGATTGCGCCAACTTCCTGAAACGTGTCGGTAAAGACCGCAGCATCGGCACGTACAAGGTCATGGTAAGGGCAAGGAACTATGTCGCAGCCTTTATCAAGTCATCCTACAGACGGACGGATATGTCCATGCTGGAACTTACACCCGACTTCATCAAGGAGTTTGCGGCTTATCTTACGGCTGAACGGGGACTGAAAAACGCCACCATCTGGCTGAACTGCATGTGGCTGAAAGGGGTGGTCATGCGTGCGCACTATAACGGACTGATACCGAGAAATCCGTTTGCGCAGTTCCATATCAGCCCGAATGTTAAGGAACGGGAGTATCTGACAGAGGACGAAATCAAAAGAATCATGGCGCACGAGTTTGACAACCCCACCCTCGCATTGGTGCGGGATCTGTTTATTTTCGCCTGTTTCACCGCCTTGTCTTTCGTGGATATGAAAGAACTCACAACGGATGAAATAGTGGAGGTGAATGGTGAGAAATGGATATTGTCGAAACGGCACAAGACAAATGTCCCGTTCCAAGTGAAGCTGCTGGATATTCCCTTGCAGATAATCGAACGGTACAAGTATCTGTCGGAAGACAAGCTGGTTTTCGGGAAAATCAACTATTGGACGATGTGCAAACAGCTGAAAAAGGTAATGGCGGAATGCGGAATAGAGAAGCAAATCTCCTACCATTGCGCTCGTCATACGTTTGGAACACTGGCTCTTAGCAAGGGGATGCCCATTGAAAGCGTGAGCCGTGTTCTGGGACACACGAACATTGTCACGACTCAAATCTATGCGAAGATAACCACGCAGAAACTTGACAATGACCTGACGATGTTCGGCAACAAGCTGAACGCATCGTTCGGAAGTGTAACTCCATAACCAAGCATAGCCATGAAACGAAGCATCATAACAACAGACGGTAACGGCAACATCATCATGCCGACCGACATTAGCGCAACCGCCATGAGCGAATGGGAACTTTGCGACCTGTTCGGAGTAACTGCCCCGACATTCCGTGCAGGGCTGAAGGCTCTTTGCAAGAGCGGAGTTTTAAGGGAATACGGGATAAGGCGAAGCATACGGGTATCCGATAATTGCTGTATGGAGGTTTACAACCTTGAAGCGATAGTTGCCCTCGCTTTCCATATCGGCACATTCGGAGCGGAAAGGGTACGCAATGCCATTCTTGAAAGACTGTACCTGCGAAAAGAGAAAACAAGCATCTTCTTCTCGCTGAATACCAACGGTATATCCAAATCCGAATACTTCTCGTAGCTGAATGCCTGACATAATTCACTCGGTAAGTCAGTAATTCATTAAGTCAGTACGACAGAACGACAGACGCTCTGATTTTTTCTCCCGAAAAGCGTAATCCGACATTCGCTTTTCGGGAGTTTTTCCGTTTGCACAACCCGTTTCCTGCCCCAAACCATTGAAAGTTTTTGTTTCGGGGGCTATTTGTCACCATTCTGCTGTATTTTGCATAACAACCTATCCGATAATTGATTATATTTTTGCAGCTGGTAATTTTCAAACTTAAAACCATTTGATTATGTCAGCTATCGAACAACAGGACAGCCACAGACCGCCATCGGATGGCGGCATGGCAAAGGAAGAATTTATCCGTGTCGGGACAACGCTCTACAAGATTGTGGAGCAACCGAGACTGAACGGAGGGTATATGAAGAAACGCATCGCATGGAACAACGAGACCCTGCGACAGGATTACGGCAAGGATTACATCGGCAGCGTTCCCAAGTATGACGGCTTCTGCACCGTACCCGAACACATCGGCTACCGTTCCGTGGTCGGCAAGTTCCTTAACCTCTACGAACCGATAGACCACCGACCGCAGGAGGGCGATTTATCGCATATCCAATCTTTGGTACGGCACATCTTCGGGGAACAGTACGAGTTGGGGATGGACTATCTGCAACTGCTCTACCTGCAACCGATTCAGAAGTTGCCTATCCTGCTGTTGGTGTCGGAAGAACGCAACACGGGCAAAAGCACCTTCCTAAACTTTCTGAAAGCCCTTTTTCAGAACAATGTGACTTTCAACACCAACGAGGATTTCCGCAGCCAATTCAATTCCGACTGGGCTGGCAAGTTGCTTATCGTGGTGGATGAGGTGCTGCTCAACCGCAGGGAGGATAGCGAGCGGTTGAAGAACCTCAGCACCACACTTTCCTATAAGGTGGAAGCCAAAGGCAAAGACCGTGACGAGATTGCGTTCTTCGCCAAATTCGTGCTGTGTTCCAACAACGAGTATCTACCCGTAATCATAGACGCAGGGGAAACACGCTATTGGGTGCGCAAGATAGACCGCTTGCAGTCCGATGATACCGACTTCCTGCAAAAGCTGAAAGCGGAGATACCCGCCTTTCTTCATTTCCTGCAACACAGACAGCTATCCACCGAAAAGGAAAGCCGGATGTGGTTCAACCCCACATTGCTGCATACAGAAGCCTTGCAGAAGATTATCCGTAGCAACCGCAACCGGCTGGAGATAGAGATGTCGGAACTGCTGCTTGACATTATGGTTGCAATGGATGTGGATAGCGTTTCATTCTGCCTTAACGACCTTGTCGTACTGCTGGTACACTCGCAGGTAAAGGCGGAAAAGCACCAAGTGCGTAAGGTGGTGCAGGAGTGCTGGAAACTGACACCTGCACCAAACGGGCTTACCTACACCACCTATCAGGGCAATTACAACAGAAGTTGTCACTATGAGCCGATAAAGAGGGTGGGACGCTTCTACACCGTCACAAGGGAGCAACTCGAATCCCTGTAATACTATCATTTTTCTGTTGAATTGTTGAATATGGGTATAAATACAATGACAATAAACGATATACATTCTCAACAAAATCTCAACAAGCCAAAAGAGAAGTTGAGAGACCACCGATACCCGTTTGTGGATTTCTCTTTTGGCGAGCGGTTTGTTGAGAAGATGTTGAAAGTTTACAGGTCTGTATATAAACATATTACATCAACAGTTCATCAAATCAACAAATTTTCATCAACTTCAAAACCGTATGTAATATGACAATCCAAGATGTAAAGCAAATCAAACTGGCAGACTATCTGCAAAGTCTGGGCTATACGCCTGTAAAGCAACAAGGCAGGAACCAGTGGTACAAATCACCGTTACGGGAAGAAACGGACGCATCGTTCAAGGTAAACACCGAGCTTGAAAAATGGTACGACTTCGGCAGTGGCAAAGGCGGTAATATCATTGCATTGGCAGCGGAACTCTACCATTCGGAAGATGTAGCCTATCTGCTGAAACGCATAGAGGAGCGGACAGCATACATCCGCCCTGCATCGTTCTCTTTTGGCAGACAGCATTCCGACAATCAGCCTTATCAGGGATTAAGGGTTGGTGAGTTGTCCTCTCCTGCTCTTATAGCCTATCTGCAAGAAAGGGGAATAAACATCGGACTTGCCAAAAGAGAATGCAGGGAGCTTCGGTTTATGAATGCCGACAAACCCTATTTTGCCATCGGCTTTCCGAACATGGCAGGAGGATATGAAGTGCGTTATCCAAACAAGTATAAAATCCAAACTATCATATATAATCAACTGGAATCCAGTGAATATTCTATCATGTTGTT